GATATGGAATTGAAAAACGACTTTACATTGTTTGGCTTGGTCAAACGTGAGTCGACGGAACAGATTAAAAAATGGGGTATCCAAGACCATACCCCGTTCGAGTGGATGATTTACCTGACCGAGGAACATGGCGAGCTTGCAAAAGCCATATCAGAATATGAATATCGTAACGGGAGCGCCGAGGATGTTGTTGCTGAAGCCATTCAAGTTGCGACACTTAGTTTGAAGATTGCTGAAATGTACATGGAAAAAAGAAAATGAAATTTAGGATTACACGAAAAAACGGCCACAAGTATCTCCTGGAGATAAAAAGAAGATATTGGTTTTGGCGGACAGTTTGTGATCGTTTCTCAGATCATGCGGGAGATATATATTCCCCACGTGAATTTGATAGTCCCGAAGAAGCGGAACGCTATGTCCGCCGCCGTTGGGGGATATATGCCGAGCGCGTCTATGAAGGGAAGCTGGTTGTTTGATGGAGATCCTAAACACCACCACCTTCCACCTGATCACCATGATCCTAACCGTCGCATCGCTGATCGGTGTGGTGTTGAATATCAAGAAACGGCGGGAGTGTTTTTACATTTGGGCAGTGACGAACGCGGCCTGGACGTTCATTGATTACCACCAGGGCGTTCCAGCCCAGGCATTTATGTTTTTTATATATTTTCTTCTGTCGGTCTGGGGGATCTAGGAGTGGAAAAATGTCGCTAGAAGATAAGTTGAAGGAAAATTCCGAAATAGCGGCGAGCGTAATAGGCCGCTATTTGCAAGGGGAGCAGATCGATGACAGGAAACTCAATATGGCGACGTTGTGCCTTAAAATGTTCGACGAATATAATAAGTCTCAACAAAGAACAGAACCGCCTAGCCCGGTTTACCACGACAAGATTAATGAGTGCCTGGTTAAAAATATAATCAAAGAATTCTTGTGGGACGTTGATAATCTTATCAAGAAAAAGGTAGTCAGATTGGTAAGGCTTGAAAACAAGGATACCAATACTGGTGCCACAGTGGCTCACGGGTATTACGATAATAAGGTGGTATATTTAAAGATTAGTCAATTAATAAAAATAATAACGGAACATAAATTCAAATATATTTCTAATCAATCTCTATTCAACGAATTGACAAGAAGAAATATATCGTGGAAGCCACTTGTTATGAAATCAAGAGGCAAATCGGTTAGGGTTATTGCGATAAATAATGAGGAGTTTTATTCAGCCCTCATAATAAATAACAGATTGATTTGAAAGGAGATATGTAATGGCATTAGAAGAAAAACTTGTGGAGAATGCAGAGATCGCGGCAGACATCGTAAAAAAATACTTACTGGGAGAAATCGCCGGTACAGATCGGGTTAAGATAGCAAGCCTCTCTATTACTCAATCTGTTAAATATAAGGCTACAAAAGGGGCCACGGATGCGCTTCGTTTTGCAGTAGCCAGATCGATCGCTGGAAATAGAGATGAGCTTAAAAAGCAAGTTCGTGAAAATATGCCCGGATACATTCAAACGGATCAGATCGAGAACAAATAATGACCACCCCCACCGCCTTCGCCCTGAAAATTGACGACCGCCCTGCCCTATCCCTGGTATTCACCCCGGGAGAGCGGTGTGTATTTAACAAGCGCGAAAAGCTGACCGTCTCCGAGTGGTCGGCGAAGTACCGCGTCGTCACGAACGGGCCGATGACGGGCAAGTGGCGGAACGAGGTCACGCCGTACCTGGTCGAGCCGATGGACACCTGGCAGCAGCCCTGGATCCGGGAAGTCTATCTTTGCTTCGCTCCCCAGACGGGAAAGACGCAGGTCGCCTTCAACTGCATGAGCTACGCCATCGACCAGCGACCATCGGGAATGATGTACATCATGCCGGACGAGAAGGTCACGAAGCGGATCAGCAAGCGCCGGATCGGGCCCATGTTCAAGGGCACACCACGGATATCCGCGCTCATGAGCAGCAAGGCGGACGACACATCCACGCTGGCGGTACAGTTCGCCAACGGCGCCGATCTCATGATGGCCTGGGCAACGTCGCCGGCGGCCCTCGCCTCCGAGTCGGTCATGTACCTTTTTCTGGATGAGATGGACAAGTACCCGGAATTCTCCGGCAAGGAATCGGACCCGATCAGCCTGGCCCGGGTACGGACCACGGCTTATATGCACACAAGCAAGATCCTGGGCGTTTCGACGCCGACCACGGAAACCGGCTACATCGTCCGGGCCATGGAGGACGCCGACGAAATCCGGGACTTCCAGGTGCCGTGCTTTGTTTGCGGCGAGTATCAGACGATGATTTTCGACAATATCATCTGGCCTGGCAACTGCCGTGACCCGCGGGAGATCAAGGGAAGGCATCTGGCAAAATACCAGTGCTCCCATTGCGGGATGTTTTGGGACGATCACGCGCGGGATGAGGCGGTCAGGAAAGGTCGATGGGTTGCCCGCGGCAATGCTAAGGAAAGACCGGTTTCCGTGGCGTTCCATCTGCCGAGCTGGTATTCGCCGTTTGTTTCCATGTCCCGCGTGGCAGCGGATTTCCTGCGTGGCCAGGATGATCCGGCGAAGCTGATGGCGTTCGTCACCCAGCACAAAGCGGAAGCCTGGAAGGAAACGATCGTTCCAAAGAAGGAAAGCGGCGTCCTGGAGCACTGCTCGAACATCCCCGTCGGAATCGTGCCGTCCTGGGCGGTTGCACTGACGGCCGGAATCGACGTCCAGAAGGCGGGTTTTTGGTTCGTCGTCCGCGCCTGGGGTGAGGATCTGACAAGCCACCTGGTCCAGTACGGATACGTGACCACATGGCAGGATCTGGAGGCCCTGGTCTATCAAACGCGGTATCAGATTCAGGACACGTCCGAGACCATGGGCATCTGGCGGGCGGGGATCGATACTGGCGGCGGCGAGTCGGAAGGCGGAGAATGGACCAGGACGGAAGAAATCTATCAGTGGCTGCGAAATGTTCCGCCGGGTGTTGTGTACGGAATCAAGGGTGCGTCGCACAAGAGCCCGTCGCGGATCAAGATCACCCGCATCGATGTCATGCCCAGGAGCCGCAAGTCCATCCCGGGCGGGCTCGAACTGCGTATCATCGCCACGGACCAGTACAAGGAGACCATCCACTGGCGCCTGGAGCGTCAGAAAGGCGACGCACAATATTTTTCCCTGCATTCCGGGACGGGCATGGACTACGCGCATCAACTCCTGGCGGAAGAGAAGGCCCGGGACCGGCGGGGGAAAGTGTACTGGAAATCGCAGCACCGGGCGAACCATCTCCTGGATTGCGAAGTCTATGCGGCGGCCCTGGCGGACAGCGCCTGGCTGCCATCCCTGCAGCAGCTGGCGAAGTATCTGAAGGGCACAAAGGACCCGGCTGTTCAGGCGAGGAACCGCCGGCGAATCATCTCATCGGGGGTATCTTGATTATGATTATGAATGATAATCCGGCAACAATAGATCATGTATTTCTGATCGGGACTACAGAATGGTCTGTTCGATCTTTCTTGCCACTTTTCGATGACAGCCTGGTGTTTGATACGGATGTAAGAGACGGATTTTGTGCGGTATGCCCGCTTGCGAGTTATGCCCATCCGATGGTGCGGAGTGATTATGATGAATATTCATATCACAAACTATGCACATTGACTGCCATTAAAACCGGAATCGTAATGCTCAGAGAGGTGCTGGCCGATAAAGGAGGATGTGGTGAACGAGATCCGGGATCCGATTACGCGAAGGCAATGGCTTTAATATCAAGGATATATAAAGTACCAAGAAAGGTACACGGTTAATATGGCGCAGGTGAAGAAAAGCCAGTACATTTTGACCAGCAAGGAAGAAATCAAGGAGTATTGCGGGGGTATTTCAAATCACCTGTTTAACAAGTACGTCAAGATGGGAATGCCTGCCCGGTTTGAAGACAACCGATGGTGCGCCCACACGGAAAACATCGACAGCTTTTTTAAGGTATATACCAAGGTGTCCATGAGCAAGGTGCTCGATCAGATCCCCGAAAACAGCGATTGAAAATATATGTCAAGAACAATAACCCACCAATAACCCACCAATAAGGCACCAATAACATACCAATAACGACCGATCGGCCATTTTGAGAAAAACCCCATGATATAGTGGAACCGTTAAAAGCAACCACTATATCTTGGGGTGAACATGGCATTCACAACCTGGTCGGCTCTTAGAACCTCCATCCTGGATGACATCGCCAACGGATCAATCCTGACGAAATCCTACGCTATCGGCGATGTCACGCGCACGTTCCGCGATCTGCGCGAAGTCACCGAATTCCTGAAGTTTCTCGATTATCAAGTAGCCGCGGAAACGACCACCCGCCGCGGGCCTACCCTGCGAGGTGCGACGCCGGTATGAAAGAGGTGACGGTTGGCAGGAAAAAGGTCAGTATCGACGGGAACGCCATAGATCGGGCCATCGAGTATGTCGCCCCGGTCTGGGCACAGCGGCGCATGGCCGCCCGTTTGCGCATGGCCATGGCCGGGGGGTACTCCGGCGCGTCGAAAACGCGTCGCTCCCTCAGTGCCTGGATCACCGGAAGCAACGACGCCGATTCGGATATCTTGCTCGATCTCCCCGCCCTGCGCGACCGCAGCCGCGACCTGATCCGCAACAGCCCCCTGGCCTGCGGGTCCGTCGGGACAATCGTGACCAACGTCGTCGGCCAGGGCCTGAAGCTCCAGTCACGCATCGACCGCGAAACGCTCCGTATGACGGATGAGCGGGCCGCACTATGGGAAGCCGAAACGGAACGCGAATGGCAGCTCTGGGCGGACTCGCATGAATGCGACGTCACCCGCGCCATGACCTTCGCCGACATCCAGGAGCTGGTCTTCCGGCAGACGCTGGAAAACGGTGACGTCTTCACCCTCCTGCCGCGATTCATACGCGGCGGATCCCCCTATCAATTGCGCTTGCAGGTTGTCGAGGCGGACCGGGTCTGCAACAAGGACAACACGCCGGACAGCGACCTGCTCGCCGGTGGCGTAAAAAAAGATCAGTACGGCGCCCCCGTCGAATACCATATCCTGAAACAGCATCCCGGCAACAAACTGTACGCATCAAAGAAGACCTACGAATGGGATACCGTCCAGGCCTTCGGCGTGAACTCCGGCCTGCGGAACGTGATCCATCTCTACAAGATACAGCGTCCCGGCCAGACGCGCGGCGTGCCGCTTTTGGCCCCCGTCATCGAACCCCTGAAGCAGCTCGAAAGATACACCGAGGCGGAGCTGATGGCCGCCGTCGTGTCCGGAATGTTTACGGTTTTTGTTAAGACGGAAACGGGAGACGGCGCCTTCGGAACATTCACGCCGTCATCGGAAACTGGCGGGACGGCCAGCGATGAAGACTACAAGCTGGGCAACGGCGCGATTGTCGGCCTGGCGCCAAACGAGGACGTCAGCACAGCCAACCCCGGCCGTCCGAACCAGGCGTTCGATCCGTTCGTGAAATCCATCCTGCAGCAGATCGGCGTCGCCCTGGAAATTCCCTATGAGGTCCTGATCCACTATTTCAGTGCATCGTACAGCGCATCTCGCGCCGCCTTGCTTGAAGCCTGGCGATTTTTCCGCAACCGTCGCGCCTGGCTGGCCCGCAATTTCTGCCAGCTCGTATATGAGAACTGGCTGACCGAAGCCGTGGCCATCGGCCGCGTCCAGGCCCCGGGCTTTTTCCGCGACTACCGGGTCCGCCAGGCATACCTGGGCAGCATCTGGATCGGAGACGCCCCCGGGCAGATCGATCCCCTGAAGGAAGTCAACGCCGCGGACAAGCGGCTCGATCTCGGCCTGACCACGCTCGATGAAGAAACGGTCCTGATCACCGGCGGCGATTTTGACCGCAATTACCCGCGCATCAAGAAGGAACGTCAGATGCTCAAGGAAATCGGCATGTGGGTGCCGAAAAAGGAAGGCGCACCGGCTGGCGCGTCGGTCGGCGCATCACGGCCCGACGATGAAGACGGAGGAACGGACGAATGAAGCTGCTCGATATCATGACGGCGCCCTGGGCGATCATGCCGGAGAAATTGCAGGAGATCCGCGCGGTCTATGAGACCCATGTGCGCGGCCCGAAGCTGGACCTGAAGGACCTGAAGAAAGGCGGCGGATTCGCTTTCACCGAGGACAATCCGGACGATCTGCGGGGATACACCGTTGACCGCGGGGTTGCGGTCATTCCCGTAACGGACGTGCTCACGAAATCGCGGACCTTCTTCAGCTACCTGTTCGGCGGTACGTCCATGCGGGACATCGGCGACGCCTACCGCAACGCCATGGCCGACCAGGACGTGCATTCCATCGTTTTCCATATCGACTCCCCTGGCGGAACCGTGGACGGGACCGAAGAACTTTCCGCCCTGATCCGCTCCGGCCGGGGAACGAAGCCGGTTGTGTCCGTGGCCGACGGCATGATGGCCTCGGCCGCCTACTGGATCGGGTCCGCAGCGGACAGCATTTACGTCTCCGGAGAGACCACGGAAGTCGGAAGCATCGGCGTCGTTGCGACGCACCTGGACGCGTCCAGGATGGAGGACAGCCTCGGGCTTAAGATCACGGATATCACAGCCGGGAAATACAAGCGCATCGCCTCGATGCACAAGCCCCTTTCCGACGAAGGCCGGGCCTATATCCAGGACCAGGTCGACGCCATATACGGAATTTTTGTGGATACCGTTGCCGAAAATCGCGGTCGCTCGGTGGAGCAGATCCTCGAAGCGGCGGACGGGAAAGTGTTTTTGGGAAGGGACGCCATAGAGAACGGCCTTGTTGACGGCATGGCGACCCTCGATCAAGTCATCAATCAATTACAGGAGGAAAGTCAGATGAACCTGGAAGAACTTAAAACCAAGCACCCCGACGTCTATCGGGCGGCATTCGATGAGGGCCGGGCAACCGGTTCGCAGGAAGCCCAGGAGCAGGCGCGGTCGGAGGCGTTTTCCGCAGGAAAGGCCGAAGGGATTACCGAAGGCCGGACCTCCGAGCGGAAGCGCATGAGCGAAATGGAGTCCATGCTGATCCCCGGACACGAGGATCTGCTGGCCGCATGCAGGGAAGATGAAACCTGCGCCCCGGCGGACTTTGCCGTGAAGCAGGCCATGGCGGAAAAGGAGATCCGCGAAAAGGAAAAGACGAAGATCGCGGCGGATGCCATTGCACCGGTACCGCCCGCAACGCCGCCTGCACCGGGAGACGATGCTGCGGCCGCTGATTCCGGCCTGCCGATCGAGCAGCAGGCCAAGGCGGAATGGGACAAGTCGCCCGATCTCCGCAGGGAATTCGGCGACAATTACGGTGCGTATGAGGCTTATCGCAAAAGCCAGGCCGCCGGGCGCGTCCGGATTCTCGGGCGTAAAGACCGTTAACAACAAGGAACAAGGAGGTAAACTATCATGGCACTTACAGAAGACACCCCGAGAGCATACGAGCTCGGCAATCAGGACGACCTGCCCGTTGCGGCATCGACCAAAATTTATGAAGGCGCGGCGGTCGGCGATAACGCCTCCGGCTACATGCGCGGCCTGGTCGCCGGCGACCCCTTCCGCGGCTTCGCGCTCCGCCAGGCGGACAACTCCGCCGTGGCAACGGACGGCGCTATCAACGTCCGGGTTGTGACCGAAGGAAAGGCCCAGCTGACGATCACCGGGATTGCCATCACGGACGTCGGCAAACCGGTTTACGCATCCGCCGATGGGACCTTTACCCTGACCACGGGCAGCAATTCCAAGATCGGATGGGTCCACCGCTACGTGACGACCAATACCTGCATCGTGGCTTTCAGCGCGGAGCCGGAGGACACTGTCAGCGATTCCAAGGCGGCGTCCCTGTCTACGCTCACGTCCACGGCGGACAGCAAGGCGGTTTCGAATTCAGTCGTCGAATCCGGAAACAAGAGCATCGCGGCCAGCGCTGCGGTGTCCCTGTCAACCATCGTTTCTGCGAACCTCAGCACCGGTAACAGCAAGGACGTTTCGCAGTCCACGATTATCAGCACGCTGGACAGCAAGGTCACGTCTTTCCACGCGTAACGGAATGACGGATGCAAGGTGAAAAACGCATGAGAATCGCCCACTGGACGGAGAAGATCGGCTCGGGAATGAGCCGGGTTGCCGAGGAGATGGCCGAGATCGAACGGATTCTCGGCCTGGACTCCGCGGTCCACAACCCGTTTCAGGCCGTATCCGATGAAGCCCGTTCGGCGGACGTGCATGTGATCCATCAGCACCTTCCGGATGAGTTCCACGGGGACAAATTCCGGAAGGTGTACGTCACCCACGGCACGCCGGAGCATGTGTTCCAGAGCTCCGTCGAGGCGGGACTTAACCAGGGCTACGGCGCGAGCGACCCGTTCATGATCGCCCAGCAGTGGCTGCGCGTATCGGACGCGGTGGTCACCTTCTGGCCGCGTATCCGTGCGATCTGGCAGGATCTCTGCCAGAAGCCGAAACGGGTCCATCTTGTTCCGATGGGCATTGATCTGGATTACTGGCAGCAGGGTCAGACCCGCGGGAAGTACGCCGGGGTTCCGAGCGTCTTCACGGCGGAGAACTGCCACTACATCAAATGGCCCCTGGACCTGATCATCATGTGGCCCTGGGTCGTCGACCAGGTTCCCGGCGCAAGGCTGCATCTGGCCTATCTGCCCCGGGACCAGCATCGCTGGTGGTTCCCATGGATGCACTGCAACGGCAGCGCTTTCAAGAGCTACATCAGCGGACAGCCTCTGGCCTGGCCGGATCTGCGTAACGCATTCCAGTCCACCGATTATTACCTCGGACTGGTCCGTTACGGCGATTACGACCGCATTTGCCTCGAAGCCAGGGCGGCCGGGGCGAAGGTCATCTCCTGGGCGGGAAACGATTACGCCCATTACTGGATCCACGAAGGGGACCAGCGGGATCAGGCGAAGGAACTGATCGCCGTCCTGCGCGGAGAAGTCGAACCGCGCCCGGTCCTGGACGTGCCGGACCGCAAACAGATGGGTGAAGCCATGGTCGAGGTTTACCGGGAGGTGCTCCATGGATAACCTGGTCACGGTTTACGAACCGTCGAATATTTACGGGACGCCCGTCCTGGGGAAGAACGTCAAGATCGGCGCCTTCTGTGACCTGGGAGACGCCGTGATCGGCGACAACGTCAGCGTCGGGGCCTTCGGCTTTATACCGGGCAAGGTCCGGATAAAGGACGGCGCCTGGCTCGGTCCTCGGGTGACCTTCACCCACACCTTTCCGCCCGCGACACCTGCGGACTGGAAGGAAACGATCGTCGGAGAAAATGTGAAGATCGGCGCGGCGGTGACCATCCTCTGCGGGATCCACATCGGAAACAACGCCATTATCGGGGCGGGCTCGGTTGTCACGAAGGACGTCCCCGCAGGCGAAACGTGGGCCGGGGTGCCGGCCAGACCCATTAACAACAAAATCACTTAATAAGGAGGCCCACAATGGGAGCATCAGGATTAGGGAGCCGAGCAATCATCGGCGAGTTTTTCGCAAGGTTGAACGCAGATCCGGGCATGGCCTGGGTGAACGACGCATCCATGCTGTTCGACAGCAATCAGGAAAGCGAGACTTACAAATGGCTGGGGATGGCCCCCGCCATGAGAGAGTGGATCGGCGGCCGTCACGCGAAGGGGTTCCGCGAGAACGGCGTCACGATCGTAAACAAGACCTACGAATCGACCATGGAAGTCCTGGTCGATGAAATCCGCCGAGACAAGACCGGACAGGTCATGCTGCGGGTCGCGGAGCAGGCACAGCGGGCCAACGCACACTGGGCATCCCTGCTCACATCCCTGCTGGTTGCCGGAGAGGCGGCCGGCGGCGAGTGCTACGACGGACAGTATTTCTTCGACACGGATCATTCCGAAGGCGATTCCGGAACCCAGGACAACGACCTGACCGGGGCCGCAACCACGAGCACGATCCCGACAGCGGCCGAGGCCGAGACGGCCGTCATGGCCTGCGTCGGCGCCATCCTCGGTTTTAAGGACGACCAGGGCGAACCCATGAACGAGGGCGCAAGCCGTTTCCGGATCGTGGTGCCTCCGGCGTATTTCGGGCCTTTCGCGTCGCTCATGAGCAACGATTATATCGCCGCCGGGCAGAGCAATCTGGTCAAGAACATCGACGGTTTCAATTTCGCGCTGACGGTCAACCCGCGGCTTACCTCATCGGCGAAGTTCTACGTCTTCCGCGCCGACGGGTTTGCCAAAGCCCTGATCCGCCAGGAGGAAGAGCCGATCACCGTATCGGCCATCGCCGAAGGGTCCGAGCTGGAGTTCAACGAGAACAAGCATCATTACGGCATCAAGGCGATCCGCAACGTAGGTTACGGTTACTGGCAGTACGGCTGCCTGTACACCTTCACCTAATCGGTAACGATTAACCATCAGGGGCGGTCCACGCCGCCCCTTTTTTGGAAAGCAGAAGCGAACGGGCCGGGATGCTCGAACATCCCCCGGAAGAGGTAAACCGGCAAGGCCCGCCGCCATGAATCTCAAAGCATAAAAAGGGGGGGCCGTGTCAAATGGATATTGGAACGGGCGTGGCAATCGCAGGCGGCGCGATTTCAGTGGCAGCCGTTATCATGAAATGGCTTTCCGTGGCGTACAGCGATAATGCCACGCAATGCGTGGCGCATAATTTCATGGCCAAACAGATTGACGAAATAAAATTATGGCTGACGCGTGTGGAAGAGAAGCTGGACCGAGTCATTGAGAGGCCGTAAGGGATGAAACCCGAACATGTCCCCATATTCAAACGCCTCCAGGACTGGCAGTTATTCGGCCTCTGCATCGAGCGCGAAGCGTCCGGAGAACCCTACGAAGGCCAGGTGGCCGTCGGGACGGTCATCCTTGAGCGGGTCGATCATCGGGATTGGGATGGCAAGACCATACATGAAGTGATCATGAGACCCTGGCAGTTCTCCTGGACCATGCCGGAGGCCGGAGCGGATTATTACAACGAGGCGATCATGATTGTCAGAAGCTGGCCGGCTGAATACCGGCGCCGGAATGCCCTGCGCGATTGCTGTGCGATTGCCAAAGGTCTTCTCTTAGGTTCGATTCCCAGGGATCAGGAGTTGGCTGCTGCACATTGCTGCCAGTATCTCAATCCGAAGCTGGCGGCGGATACCCGGGCGAAATGGCTGGCGTCAGGCATGACGACAATCAAGAAGATCGGGAACCATGAGTTTTTTGCATCATGAAAACCGGCAAGGTGCGGCAGATCGAAGCCGCGAAAAAAGAGAAACGACAGAAGCGGAAGAAAAAAGGAAAGCGCTAATGGAACGGTACCTGACGCGAAAAGAGCTATTTGAAATACCTGAGGCCATGATGCCGATGCCGGTACTGTCCGACAATCTCCGCAATATCTTTTCCGCCGGGATCAAGGCGCATACCCACGGCTGTTACGGACATTTTATGTGGCTGATCGCCCATGGCACGCTGGCATCAATGCAGACCAACGGGTTCAAGCGGGTGAAGCTGGAATCGTTTTTGCGGGATGACCGCCTTAAATTTTGGTGGTGTTCAGCCTGGACAGAGGCGGACCGACGGAAGATCCTGGATGCGATTCACGGCGAATTGAAGCGCCCATGGTGGCGGAACCGCTATGACTTTCTTTCTTATATCGGACACCTGACCGGCTGGCGCTGGATACAGTCACCCTGGTCGGACGTATGCAGCGACAAGGCGAAATATATCGCCATGGTGGATCCTGCTTATGATCTCGAAAACCCGAACCCGGAAGACGTTAACCGCTGGCTGGAATCACGCCGGGATCAGGACGGACGCCCGGTTTACCGGGTATATGGCCGGTACACGCCGGATTGACTGGGGGAATCATGTTTGACGGAAACGCATGGATCAATGATTTCATCGGAAAGAACTGGATGCTTCTGATTCTGCTTTACAACATGCTGACCGTGATATTCCCCGACAGTGCGGCCCTCAAGGCTATAGGCCAGAGTTTTTCAAGGATGTTTCCGGTGTTCCGGTCAAAAGGGGATGACAAAAAATGATGATCGAATCGGCCAAAGATTTCTGGAAGTTCATCGCGGCGTTAATGGCGACCGGAATCGCGTGGCTGATTTTGTCATATCGGGCGATCCGCCGCATCGTCGGTTACCGGTCCAGGATGCTTTGCGTCCTGGTCGTTCTGTGCATGCTTTCCGGGTGCGCCTGTCTTACATACGAGGACAAGGCGGGTACAAAAATTACCTACACTCGGTTTATGACTGGGGCGGATACGATCAAAGGACAGGCCGGATCGGCCAGGATCGAGGCTCAGGGGCAAAAGCAACTTGACCCGGAAGTGCTTCAGGCCGCCATCAAGATTATGGGCGTGGTGAAATAATGACCCTTGCAACCGACATCGCCGCCATGTATGCGGATCTGCTCGCCGCCGGGCTGATGACGGAGACCGTCACCGTGACGACCGGGCTCACCGTAAATTCGTGCACCGCGATTATCCGTTACGGCAAGGGCGACGAGTACAAGGGTGCGGACGGATACGGCGTCAACGCGACGCTCCGGATTCAGGCCCAGGGCGATGACGGCGTGACAAGCGTGACGGGCAAGACGGTCATCACGATCGGCACGACGACCTGGCGGGTCATCGGGGCGGACAAATCATCGACGGGCCTGGAGTGGATCATTCAGGCGAACAAGGTGGGCTGATGCAGATCAATGTTCAGCGGGAGACAGGCGAATACGGAATCGAGAACCTCGAGCAGATTTTCGAGGACTTCCCGCGATACGCGAAGCGGGCGCTCCTGTCGGCGTTGTCGGCGGAAGGGTACCGGCTGAAACAGGTCATGGCCTCGGCGATTCGCAGCGGCGGCCCCGGCGGTGAGAAATGGCCGCAACTCAATCCGCACACTGGAATTCTCGGCAAGGCAAAACGGGGAACCGTCAAGAATTTCCGCTTGTCCCGCAAGAAGGGGCAGCAGGGCAAGCGGATTTACAAGGAATATATGACGTCGACAAAGCGCTCTCCCCTGCTCCGCCTGGCCGGCGCGGTTCGTTACCGGGTGGACAAGGCGGATATGTATGCCCATATCGGATTCATCAACGACGACGCCAAAGGATTTCGGGTCCAGAATATCGTCAGCCACGCTGCAAAGGGATTCAAGACACCGCTTACAAATCGGATGCGGCGTTTCGCCTTCGCCATGGGCTTCCCGTTGAAAAAAGACACGACCGAGCTGATCGCTCAGCCACGCCCCCTGATGCGCCCCATCTTTGAAAAGGAGTCCGGGACAATCGTCAAGAACCTGTCCGTCCGGATCGTGAACAATATCACCCGGTATCGTCATGGCCTGGAGAAGGACTGGGATTCCATGTTCCGGGATGAGAAAGGGAACTACTGATGAGCGAGGCCCTGATCCGCGCACAGATTAAAACCATCCTGGAGACCGCCTCCGGGATCGGCGCCGTCTATGACTACGAGCGCTATGCCCGCAGCCTGGGCGATTATTTCGCGCTGATGACCAAAACGGGGCAGACGACCGTCAATGGCTGGATCATCCACCGTGAGCGGACTGTTTCCGCACCGATAACGCTGGGCATCAAAGGACAGATCGAGCGCATTCATACATTCCGGATTGCCGGGCTTTATGAAATGGACGACTCGGCCGGATCGGAAAAGACCTTTCAGGGCATCCTGGACGCGATCTTCGAGGCATTCCGCGCGAACCCGACTTTGAATGCGACGGCGACACGACACGACCAGATACAGATCGATGACGTGACGGTCTGCATTGAGGATGAATACGGGGGGAATCTCTATCACGTCGCGGAATGCACATTGAACGTAACGGAACGGGTCAACGTAACCACATAATAAACAGGAGGACAGAGCCATGACACAGGCAATGGGGAGTAACAGCAAGGTAGGATATGAAATAGAAACGGCTTTCGGCGTTGTAAATGCGGCCCCGGCGCTCAAGACGCTCTATTTTCTTTCGGAATCGATAGGGGAGCGCATCAACCAGATGGCGTCTCAGGTCATCCGGTCCAACCGGAACCCGACCAAACCGGTACGCGGAAACCGGGATGTGAGCGGGTCGTTCCGCACGGAGCTTGCGCCCGGGCTCGGGACGCTGCTCAAGGCGGCTTTGGGTACGAGCACGCCTGCCGGCGGCGGTCCATTCACGCACACTATCAAGGTAAGCACCCTGCCTTCTTTGATGTTCGAGAAGTATTTCACGGACCTTTCCCTGGGCTATCTTTTCTTTGGCTGCAAGGTCAACAAGATGACCATCAGCGCCAAGCCGGAGGGGTTCCAGGATGTGAGCTTTGATCTGATCGGGTCCTACATGGCCCAAGCGCTCAAGTATAAAGCCCAGTCCGGGAACTTCACCGTCGGCCTGTACGCGACCGGCGCGGGCGGATCGACGGGCATCATCAAGGGTGATATCGACGGCGGGACGGAAGGCAAGCTGATCATTCTCGGCGCATCCGGAAACTACGTGAACAACGAGGCCGTGACAGACAGTTCGACCGGAGCGGCCACAGTGGACGGGACTCTGGGCGACACGTCGCTGGATTCGTCCTGGACGGACCCCGGCCATTCGCCTTTCGACGGCTTGAGCATTTCCGTCCTGCAGGAAGGCGGGTCCAATATCGCCTATGTCCAGAGCGTGGATATCTCCGTGGAAAACAATATCGACGGGTCGGCCTTTGTCATCGGTGGCGGCGGGATCCGGCGCTATGCTCCGGAAGGTAAAGTCCGGGTGTCCGGTACGATCCGGGCCCTGTTCGAGTCCCGCGCCCTTTACGACAAGGCGGTCCGAAAAACGGAGTCATCCCTGAAATGCACCTGGTCGCACGGCACCGGGGCAGGCTCGGCGGGAAATGAATCCCTTGAGCTCTATGTGCCGGAGCTCTACCTGAGTGCCGAAACGCCCGTCATCGAGGGGCCGTCCGGCATCATGTACAACGGCCCGTTCGAGGCGTTCTACGACGACCATGCGGACGCGAGCGCCATCGAAATCACCCTGAAAAATGCGGAGGCGACAATCTGATGGCACAGGAGATGGAATACGATCTGAACGGAACCGTCTATGTCCAGAGGCCCCTGGTCATCGGGCAGGTGCGGCAGCTGGTCGCCCTGCTTGACGGACTGGTCATTCCCCGGGGTGCGAGCATACCCGAGCTGATCGACGCCCTGGGCGGGAAGCTTATGCCTGCCTTGGCGGTTGCTCTCACCGAAAAAGGGAAAAGCCCGCGGGATAAGGACGTCGACGCCATGGCGCACGAGCTGGAATTCACAATGACTCCGGAGCAGCTCCTGCAGGTTGTCGATGATTTTTTCGGATTGAACCCGATCTCCTCCATTATGGAGAGGATCGGGAACCTCATGCAGAACGGGGCGGGGACAATCGGGGCTATGGAAAACAGCTTGAAGAGCTCGTCGTCGTCCTCGCCGGAGGAGACATCACCCAGCGGGACGCCATTGAGTGGGGATATACCCTCGGAGACGCAGAGCCTTTCCTGAGATACCGGCGGCGGGAAATCATTTTCCGCGAAGCCGTGATCGGGTTTCTGTGCGGCCCTGAGAAAACGAAACCGGAAGACGAATACTGCGTGATATGCAGGCAGGCAGGCCGGGACGCCGACTGTAAGACCTGCGACAAAAACTTTAACGTGATCAAACAAGGGGACATGTAAAATGCCCATTTCCGCCGCGGATGTCAAAATCGTACTGAGCGCCCAGGACAACGCCTCCCCTGCCGTGAAGCAGTTCGGTGTGAACGCCGAAAAAGCCCTGCGCGATGTCGAAGGCGCAACGGGCAAGCTGAACGGTGTTTTCGAGAAATTCAAGCAGAACTGGTTGGGTCTTACCGCCGCTGCCTATGCAGCGAAGGAGGCGTTTCAGAAGGCATGGGATATGGCCGGCGTGGCTGCCGACTATAACGAACGAATCGCCGCCCTGAATGCGCTTGGCGCGCAGTATGGCATGACCGGGACTCAGATCGTCAACGCTACGAAGGAAGCATCCCGCGGTCTCATCTCATTGGCCAACGCGGCAGACATGGCCGCGATAGGCATGAACCTTGCCCTCTTCCCGCAGCAGGTGGCAGAATTCACAAGCGTCGCTGAAGCCCTGTCCGATGTGATCGGCGGATCGATTCCTGAGGCTTACGACCGCATGGTGGTGGCCGCCGCATCAGGCCGGACAACGACCCTCGCCCAGATGGGCATCCTGGTTGATCTTGATAAGGCATACAAGGATCACGCAGAAGCAATCGGCCGCAAAGCGGAAAGCCTGACCTCACTGGAAAAACAGCAGATACGGGTCAATACCATCCTGGAAACCGCAAAGGGGAAAGTGGCCGATCTGGGGGGGGGCGTGGACTCGACGCGCGACAAGATGGACCGCTTGGTTATGACTCTTCAGGATATCGAGCTCTGGCTCGGGCAGGCGACCATCAAGGGCGCGGCCATGGCTTTGAGCGGTTTTCAGTATCTTGCCGCCGGCGTCCTGGGCCTCGTGTCCGCATACTCGCGCTACCGCGCCCTAGTCTATGACGCCATTGGCGATGAAAAAAAACATCAGGAAAACCTCATCAACGCGAACGCCGCATGGGAGGCCCGCAACGCCCTGCTGAAAGACGCCGCCAACAACTGGCAACTTGCGACGACGAATAGCACGACCATCGCATCTTTCCGCAGGACAGGCAATCTGCCGGTGGATTATGGAGCACCCGCGGGATCTGGCAAGACCAGCAAAACCACCAAAAGCGATATCATGACCCAGGCGGAAAAAGACGCGATACTGGTCAAGGATGAACTGGAGCGCGTGCAGAAGGTCTGGGAAGACAATGAGGAATGGCTTAAAACGCATGTCTTTGATCCGCTGATTGGAGATTATGTTTTGCTTGCCGATTTGGAAGAGGCAGAGCTCAAGAGAAAAAGACTATTGCAGCAGGTACTTGAGGATATCAAGACACCCGCAGAAAAATATAACGAACAGGTTGACATTCTGAATGATCTGCTCTCGCGGGGACTGCTGACGACAGAACAGTATGAGCGTGCCCTGGAAAAGGCGCGCAGCGCAATGGAGAAAAACGCTAATGATGAAAAGTCCATGCTTGATGATCTGAAACAGTCTATCGAGGGCTGGGGCCGCGATGCAGCCGATGCCATTACAGACTGGGCTCTGGAAGGCAAGGGATCATTTAAGGACTTCGCTGATGCGGTCATAAAAGACATCATGCGTATGGTTTTGTATCAGCAATTATTGAAGCCGATCATGACGGGCATCAGCAATGGATCATGGATCGGCTCGGCCGTATCTTTTGTCGGTGGACTGTTTGGCGGCGGTGGCACGGTTACCGGTACCCAGTACAATGCGGATGTCGCGGGCAGCTTTACCGGCGGCGGCCTTGGTTATCACACGGGCGGTATGGCCACGGAGCCGGGCTTCTACCGCATCGGCATCAACCCACGCATCTTTGACAGTGCCCCGCGGTACCATTCCGGCATCGGCCCCGGCGAGACGGCGGCGATACTCCGCAAGGACGAAGGAGTCTTTACCCCCGGCCAGATGCGGGCCCTGGGCCTGATGGCGGGAAGAGGCGCCACAACCATCAATGTCCCGATCAATATGGACGGGCAATCGGACAAGCGACTGGCGTCTAATCTCCGCCGGGTCATCGAAGACACGGTCCGCCGCGAACTGCAGAGGAACCTGTAAATGGCGAATATCTCTATCGGGGCTGTAACCCTTAAAAGCAATCCGACGGACCTGACCCTGATCCGGGCGGATAAAACCTGCGCCGCACAGCAGACCTACTCTTCTGTCGCCTTCTTTTCCTGGGGTGCATCCATCATCGGAAAAGAGATCGAGCTGCTCTGGAACTGGATGGAAGCCGATGATTTTGCCGCCCTCGATGCGCTCTACGCCGCAGACGCCCCGGTTGTGTTCGACCCGCAGGACGGAGGCGGGAAAACCTATAACGTTGAAATCATGGCCCTGGACGGCAAATACCACATGGAATTCGGGACGGTCTCGACCGTCATGCGCCGGGACGTCACCATGACCCTGCTTATGCTGTCCGAGGTGGCCTGATGAAATGGAGCGAATTCAAAAGACTAGTTGATGAGGAAATAAAAGAGTCGGGAGTTGATGATCCCGATATCGATTATATCGACATTGGCGCACTTGAATGGAGTGGAGACGAAATCGTGATCGGGGTTGATGAAAGGACTAAGGAACTTTGTATAGGTAGTTGAAACTTATTAATCTTTAACAAACAGGGTTTTCCGTAGCTCCGGCCAGAGCGAAGGGAACGCAAGCATAATCAAGGCGGTCAGTGTGGGACCACACCCTACACGACCGCCTTGATTATTGCCCTGAGCGAGGAATTAGATGGCATTAACTCTCTCGACATTAGGTTCCGTTACCGCCCTGGCGATTGACGACAGCGCCTGCGTCGAAGCCAACGGGACTTATGACCTGATCTTCACCGGCGACAATACCGCCCCGGCCACAGGGACCTATACCATCGTATCCAATGTGATCACGTCCGTTTCCCTGACTTCCGGCGGGTCCGGATATTCGTCCGCGCCGACCGTCGCCACGCAGACCGGAGATGGTTCAGTTACCGCTTCGTTCATGTCCTTGGCCAGCGCACAGGACAGCCAGTCCAGGCATCCTTTAGTTGAAATCATCTCCGCCCAGAAGGGCAATGAAATCCCCTTCGATGGCACATATTTAACCCCCGAAACCTTCAACGAATATTCATCCGCTCCTATAGCCCACTCAACAGGCAGGCTTTGCAAGGCGTATTGTTACGGGCCGGAAGATATGGGGGATAGCGTCCATTATAACAGCGGTATCAAGTACGTTTATACGGATACAGATCGAACTGAATTTACGACCGTCACCATTACATTGTACACAAATCCGGCCTATGAAATGAAGTCCGTCTCAATCTGCGCAATGACGGACGGGAACATCGGTATTATCTGCATGGTGGATGACTCATCGGCCAACGTCTATCGAATATTGCGCCGTATCGTCACCGTTACCGGAACTGCCGTGAGCAACGCCGAAATCGCAAGCTGGAGTCACGGAACCTATACATCCGATCCGTGGGTTTCGACTATTGCCGCCAATTCATATTTGCTGGTTTACGGAAAGATCAGTGGTTCGGATTATTACATCTACAAAAGAACATCGGCCGACTTTGTTACCTGGAGCGCGGAAGGTGCTTTGACTATCGGGGGCCCGACTTCCACATGGCGTCTTGCCAACCCATCAATACTCAAGATCAGTGCCGGCGATTTATGGCTCTGTTTCGACGCACTTGAAAGTATCGGGCCGGGTGGTGAGGAATTGACAAACGTCTATTACTCTGTTTCCGCCGATGCGGGTGCAAATTGGGCGGATGCCGTCAAGCTAACAAATTATACGACGTACGGCGAAATCGGCTTGCACCCCACCACATGTCAAAAAACAGCCGATCAAATGCACATGATATTTACACGTCAGGTCGGGGCATTGCATATGGACGACACGGCGACGGGTTGGCCGACGGGAGACTATACCGTTGAATTGTCATGGGATTCTGTCAACCGAAAATTGTACGCTGTCAACTGTAATGGCGGCAGCGCAAATAAATATTTACAATGCGTGGTAAAAATCGATGTTGATACTTGGGCGGTTGACCAGTATTGGGACTCAACAACGACGCCAGGCTTTCCATCGTTTATTTGCGATAATACGCATCATGTCTGGTTTGGAAACAAGATGCACGACGGCCATCATATCGCTATTTGTTGCACTAATAACGATCATCGATTTGTTTGGCATTTGGATGGCGAAAACGACACCATAACCGGATATTATGTCGATACACAACTTGAACACTCTATTCTCAGCAATACAACCATCGATGCACTTAATGAGCATTACAATCGCATAAATGGGTTGCAGGTTGATGCTGATAATGAGCGCATCTACGTATGGATTGTTTCGGCTTATCTATATCACGCTGGCGTATATGTTGGTTACATTGATCTCACCGAAACAAGCGGATACGCTATGCATACTGTGTTATATGTGGATCGGATGTTCGGGACAAATAATACTTATGTGTCCGGCATCGGCGGCACGTATTCTGGCGGCATATACATCGACACGGTTGGTAATCGCGTGGCAATCACCGGGACGACCGCAGGCACATGGGATGGCTTTTGCAAGGTTTACGACATCGAAAGCGCAGGGGAATTGGTATCGTGGGACGGCGCTATCGATACGGACTTTCCGAAGTATGGTCTGAGAAAGCCTTTCGTTTACGGTGACAAACTTTATGCAGGGCTTGGCGCATACTATTCAGGAGGAACACAATCAACCTTCCGGGGATTATGTGAAATCGATCTCGTCTCTGAGATAATCAAATTCCACCGTCCTTCTTATTGCACTGAGGATGATCATCTATTCGGGCGGCCTTATTATATCGGGAATGACCGGCTGGCCATGACTCATCCAGGTTATGGCGTGGCGATCTTTGACATGATTGGTCATACATGGGAACTGTTTTCTAACGATAATGTTCCGGGATTGACACTTGATGGTCTGGATGACTGGAAGGAAGCGCAAATAGCTTATGATGAAATGAATGAAATAATCTTCGTAGGCGACCCCGGGAATGGCGTGATTGCTTTTTCGCTCTATGGCTACTTGCGTCAGGCTTACTATTCAATCGGCACGTTTTCCGGTGGCACATGGTCGTTCGCCGCTGCAACGCAACTTGTTCAGGGCTTCAGGGATTTTGAGGCGGTTGCCGTACCAGACCCCGGAAATGCGACGTCCATGTATTGCTTCTGGAACTCAGAAGATTCAGACGGCGAGCAATCTATAAAATGGGACAAGGACGGGTCAAGTCTGAACCTGTCAGAGTATTTAATTGATGACGAAATTACGCTTGAACGCACCATCGACGGCAATCCGGCCACACTTTCCTTTAGCGTTTCGCACGGCCATCTGTTTGATCCATACAATCAAAACAGCCTATTGTCGCTCTATCTGAAGAAAGGCCGGAAACTCACTATCCGGTGGGGGGAACTCATCTCAGGAACTGAATATTGGCAGAATGCCGGGACATTCTATGTGCAATCCGGGTCTATAAGAATTGCGCGTGGCGAGTATCCGGTGATGAAAATAGAGGCCCTGGACCAGAGGGCATTGTGGCAGAACTCCCACGTCTATGCGACGGACATTTACGCCAATACCCCGGAAGAAATTCTCACCGACCTGATGACCGACATTGCGGACATGGCCGTGGGTGAGATAGACACGCTCTCCATCGATAATTCATCAACACTCTATAACCAGTGGATTGAAACGACGCTTGATGACATCCTGACCCAGGTATGCGAGCGGTACGGTTATTATTATCGATTTACGGTGGATGGTAAATTCTCCGTCCGCAAAATCACCAACTTAGGGACTGTGACGCATACCTATGCCGATCATGCGACCATTATCGAGTACACGCCGGATGATCGATATTCAGACTTTACAAACAGGGTCACGGTAATCGGGCAGGAGCGGGACTACACAACCGTGCTTTTTAATGAAGAACAGGTGGCTACCCTCCAGGGAACCCTTGGATGGTGGGGTTGTAAAAAAGAGCATGTCGTCTGGTTTTCCACGGACCAGTCTCGCCGGTGTATGAACCCGCGCCTTGTCGTGCTGGAAACGGCCATGTCAATACCAATGAGGTTGGCCGGTAACGTAGAAGAGTCGATTGAAGAATGCCCGGAAGCGGGTGATTTCAAATACTGCACCGTCAATGTAAAGGCCCCGAACCTTATTGGTCCACTGATTGGAAACGTCTTGGGTTATGTCGCCCTGTGTTCGATCCCTGATATGGGTGAAGAAATAGATGGGACGGTGATTGTATCCCTGCCATGGGGGCGGCTGTTGCAGTCAGTCGCCATGACGTTTATCTGCATGATTTTAGGCTCGGTGGTGAATTATCAATATGCCATTTACGCGCAACCACTGGGATCGATCCGCCGGAGCGTACAGGGGCAAGCGGACGATACGGAGCATCAGGCGGAAATCGGATGCGTGGTGGAACAGAAGATGGAAGATCCGCTCTGTTATTCGGTGGCCGACTGTAATCAGGTCGCCAACTTTGAGTTGATGGTAGCACAGATGCAGCGCAAACGGGTATCCATTACAAAGGTGGCCCACTTGCAGGATGAGGACGGCGACACAATCCGGTTCGTTCATCCTTACAGTGGTGCGGATATAGATTTGTATGTAACCAATATCCGGCGCAAATTCAAAAAAGGTAGTGACGGGTATTTTATAGACGAAATTGACGGGTGGTTGGTGAATCAATGAGGCTATACGGCGGTCGGATAATCCATTCACAGGTGCGCCGGGAAATCTCAATCCGGCAGGAACTCAGGGATGCAATCGTCTATGACATCGACTCAACGAATAAATATTGCCGGGTAAAGATACAGGGGTCGGATAAGTATATCAAGGCTTATTACAACGAAAACTGGGGATCATCCCCTGAATGGTTGAAGCCAGGAAACGCCGTACGGATCACGCACCCCGGAGGAAACAAGGGGCGTATAGAGGTTGTTGGGCATGGTCTTTTACTGCCAACTGCGATTCCAGGCGGTAATGTCACGCCGCCCGCCGCAACGCTGCCCGATGCGGTGTTGTCCGGCATGGCGCTTATGGCTCCGTCTGATGGGTCCATGACGGCATGGGTGTATAGCGGGACATATCGTATTGACGGCATAGAGTATTCATTCTCCGGCATGACTATGGATAACGCCGATATTGAAATGGACCGGCCGGACCTGTTCATTGATGAGGTCGGCGGATCGGTGACGTTTGATGCGGCCCATGCGACGCTGTTCCGGTATGACAAGGTGGTTATCGGTGCGGATGGGATACTGGATGTAGTCAAGGGCAGTAATTATTCCGGGGAACCGACATTCCCGGAAACGCCCGTCGATCATGTGTGGGTTGGTTGGGTGCTGATTTACCCCGGTATGACCAGCGTTACACAGGCGGATATCAATAGAACCTATTCAGACCCGATATTAAGTTCATTCACCATTGCATACGAGGACCAGGAGTTGTCCTGGGGCGACGATGAGACGTATTTTGATGTGACGGCCCTTGACCAGTACGGGCAGGAAGTATCTGGCAATTATACCGCAACGGTAAGCGTGCAATTCGGGACAGGGACGTTCTCGGACGGTGCGGGGCAATCGACTTGCAGCGAGGACGGTTACGTTGATTTGACGTTCAACTTCCTGACGAGTTTTAGATGTTATTACGAGCGCGAGCTTGTTTTTGATGACCCGCTTGAAACGGAATGGTCGCCTACCTTTATGATACTTGACTCGTACACTAATACAATGGCCGTCGGGGGAATACAGCTACTGGCCGATGGCGGAGCACACTTAGGAGAGATTTATGTTTAACGAGTTAAAAAGGATAGCAGATGCGCTTGAAAGTATTGCGCGGGATGTATCGGAAATGAGAACGGATCAGAAAATGGCTAGAGAGCGACATGCACAGGCCATCGAGGACAGCAAGCAAGCAACTCAAGGTCTTATGTCGCAATTTACGCATCTCCTGACGGGCGGACAGTAAAGGAGGCATCAAAAATGGGCAATAATTATTTTACACCTTATAGTAACACAGCGCCGAAAACGGCTTTTACAGCCGCGTCAATGGGTGCACCGTTGGTCGAACTGGACCAGGCCATCACCTACGGGACAAAGCGCCCGATTGTCCATACAGACGGAGATATAACCTGGTCAGGCGGAACGCTTACCTGGACGGGTACGATCAGGATTCTCTTTAATACGGCTGCGGGTCTGGCCGTTCAGAACACCATTGCCGCCGGGAGCATCGCCCTGTCCGATAATGAGTTTTGTTACGTCACCATCAATGAGACCAATGATACAGCCCTAACGATGAGTAAGGCGGCAGTGACTACCGCCGCCGCCAGTAATTTTCTGACGCTCGGGATTCTGGTTATGGGATACCGCAACACGACCAACGACGAATTTTATCCGGTCTGGTTGCCTTTCAAATATTCCGCCACGGATGCCTCAGCGTATGTGGCCAAGACGCTCTTTGATGCCTATTCCGTATTATATGCCGATTCGGACAATACCCCGGCGGCTTTGAGCGTCGGTGCTTCGCAGGTTGTTGGCAGAAAAGCCTCCGGCGGGGTTGTCGCGATATCTATGGACGATCTGAGAACGCTGCTCGGGAACTTGGATGGCCGTGAGCAAGCTATCACCTGCGCTGATACCGTGACGGTTGACTGGTCTGCGGGGGCCACAGCCAGGATGACCTTTGACCGTAATGCGGTTGCCTTTACCTTTTCAAACCCGGTTGTCGGAAAGGTCTATCGCCTGCTGCTCATCCAGGGTGATGGGTCTGATCTCGCCAGCTGGACGACCACGATCAAGTGGGCAGGCGGTGCGGCCCCGGTGTTATCGACGGCAGTGGGGGCGATAGATATCGTCACCTTTGTTTACATCAACTCGGTCTGGTACGGATCGGCAACGCTCAATTTTGCAACACCGGCGTAAGGAGGAAATATGAAAAATTATCGAACTACATTAAAAACAGCGCTAAGCGTATTCGCCTGTATTTTAATCTTTGTGGTTTGCCTGGTACCGCAGGCCTATGCCGCAACTTGGCGAGTAAATAATAGCACAAGTCTTGGTGGCGAAGTCTGTTCTCAGTGGCAGGCGAATCATGCCTACGGGTTGGGCGCGAGGGTCGTGTGCCGTGTAGCCTATGGAACGCAGGCGGCAAGGGCGTTTGTTTACGAATGTACTTCCGCCGGGACATCCCATGCAACGACAGAACCCTCTTGGCCGACGACAGTAGGCAATACGGTCGTTGACAACGGCGCAACATGGACTTGCCGTTCACCCTCTGATGGTAGTTGGGATAATGCATCGTGCTATCTTCATTACATTCTAAATCACACAACCGTTGCCGGGGGAGATTCTGTATATATAGATGATGGGCATAGTGAGGCGGTTGACTTGGGGGGGACTACACGGTACACCCTAAAGGGTTCCACAACACCTACACAGCCTATTTATATTTACTGTGTTGATAAATCGGATGATTCCCTGTCTGTTGGTGCTTTGGTGAAACATACAGATGTTTCATATGGAATGTATATTCAGGGTTATGGATATTCTTATGGTGTGCAATACGAGAACTCTACCACGACGGGAAAGATCCAGCAAAGCACTGAGGGGGCGTGGGTGTTTGAGAGCGATGGGAGTGATGTTTTTAAATGTACCGCCTCTGGAATAGACGTTGGTGATAATTACGCAGAGCGTTACTCGTTGACGATTATCAACGGAGGTATCAATTTAAGCACGGGTGATATTAGAATATACAATGGAACTTTTACGTGGATTGGTGGGACGCTAACGGTAGGTAGTGGCACTATTAAATTATTTAGTTCAAACGATGCTTACGGCAAAGGCTCTGGGTATGTCTCTGATGTTGATCTGAGTGCGCTTGATACAGGGGATGCCCTGGTAGACGTGTCTGATGCTGGGGATACAGACTATACCTTTCTGCGTTGCAAACTTCCTGCGGGTGAATTCGTCCCAATTACAGGTACATGGGATACGGGTTCGCTTCCCACGAAAGAAAGGGTTATTTTGCATCATTGTTCATCTGCCAGTGCTACTTATGATTTTTACGAAGCGTATTATGTTGGTATATGCCAAGACGAGACAACGATTGTTCGGACTGGGGGTGCTTCAGATGGCACAACTGCCATTTCCATCAAGATGGTTACAAATGCTAATGCGTCAGAAGTATCACGAGACCTTGCACTAGCGTCACCCGCTATTACTGGCTGGACATCCTCAACCACAGAAAAGACCTTTACAATCGAGTTCGTTCACGACTCTGAGACAGCCCTGCAAGATGATGAAATCTGGATGGAACTTGAGTATCCTGCTAATAACACTGATGGTCTTGGTGCGATTGCTAAAAGTAAATGCGCCATTCTTGGAACTCCGGCAGACACAACCGATTCATCTGAGACGTGGACAACTACCGGGTTGACAAACCCCAACACAAGAAAGTTGTCTGTTACCGTTACACCCGGCAAGGCAGGGCCTATCACGGCAAAGGTGTATTTAGCAAAGCCAAGTACGACAGTTTACATTGACCCAAAGATTACGGAGAACTGATTATGGCCTCGAAAGATGTGTTCATTCCTGGCGTAGGGATGGTCAACGTTCCTGACGAAGGGGACAAGGAATATATCATCCCCGGCGCCGGATTTATAAATGAGGAATCAATTTCGGGCGGCGGCGTGGGTGAACCACCAGGGCCTGGCGATCCGAGTTACGGCGGGCTATTCTTCTGTCATGGGTGATGCGTTATGGATGAAATCGACCGTGCCCAGGAATATGACTTGCTTTACCAGGCGGACGCTTTGATGCGTCACGGGCGTTTCGGTCTGGGCCATGATTCGTCCAGCTGCACGGGTCAGATCGGACCGCGTTTCTGTGTCGATTGCGGAAAGAAGATTCCGAAAGCCCGCCTGGAAATCAACCCGCGAGCCATTCGATGTGTTGCCTGCCAGATGAAGGCCGAAGCCCGCCGCAGTGCGGATTCCGGCTGAATTTGCGTCAAAAAACGCCTTCGTAAAATCGCCTGTATTGAACGATCTTCCCCTGGCCAGTACGTTCCATCGCCCCATTTCAGGGCATAAAATCACTTATAGGTCGGCGCTGCCGGAACCGTCGTTATCGGTTTCTCGTCATAGTAATGATTATATTCCCCCAGGTAACGTCCGGCAGTGAACCGCCACGGAGCTTCCACAATCGCGTAGGATAGCTGTTCGCTCACGCCGATCGGGAACGTAACGGGCAGGGTGGCGATGAAAAAGGCTGTCGCGGCTACCGAACCCACAACACAGGCAGGCCTGACGAGCAGCGCGTCAACGATTTTTGCCCCCACGGACGGCTCTTCGTAAGCCATGACGGGAGCGACAAATGACAGAATCAGGACGAGTGCCAGTACAACGGACAATTTCTTTTTCATGATGACCTCCTTGATGTCTATTTGGTTTGTTGCATCGATGTTAGGATGCCGTTTTCAAAATATAAATAATCACTGTACATGCTATCCGACATAACCCATTGTTCATGAATCCCCCAGCTGCCCTTCGTTTCATTAACCTGATATGGTTTTCCCCATGCGGCGATGACCTGATCACGCCTCATGCCGATCCGGACCTTCTTTTCTGCGATCACATTGCAATCATCGTTGTTCCAGTCAGGATGTACTTTCTTAATATTTTTCCCTTTTTTTGAAAGAGGCGTAACGTCTTGTATTTCATTAACAATCGATGTTGCGCCTATTGGTTCAGGATTTGTTTTTGTTGTGTCGGTTTTATTGTTGCTGACAATGATGAAAATAATAAAGAGAATAACAATTAAGAGACATCCAATGGTGCTGTTTTTTGTTTGTGGTTTCCCGCAATTAGGACAGGCCTTGGCATTAGAGCTTATTTCGTGTCCGCATTCTTTGCATTTTTTAAGAGCCATGATCCCCCGTTTAATTTCCAAAATTCACATAGAAGATATTGCCGCGACGATCTATCCCGACGCTTTCTTGCGGCCCCCATCCACAACGCCGGGAGGATGTCCCGGCAGCGTTTTCCTTTTTCTGCCTGGATCGATTTCGTTATTCACCCCGTGGTGAAATGCTCTTATATTCTGCGACAAAGCATCCGCATATATTGTGCCCGAATTGAGCACGGCGCCCGCCATGCCCATCAACTCGCTGAAATTGTCTATGGCGTCGGTACCGGTAATTTCCGGGCTGAAAGTATTCCCGCTGTTGTAGTACGCACTTTGCTCCCGGATGGAATTGTTTTGGACAAACATGTCCCCTTCTCCGGTAAGAAGCCAACCTTTATTAATCCCCTTGTCTATTGCGTGAAGAATTAATATTTCTTTTATGCCTCCAGATTTTTTTCTGCTATTAAAATTTTGAGGCGATAGGCCAATCGCCCTGGCCAGCGCCGCGTCTGATATGTATCGGCACGAAATCTTTAGTCTTTCTATGATGTCAGTCAAGTCGTTAGCAGACATAATCAATCATTAATAAATTTGACGATCATAAAATATTGTTTGACACATGTAAAATATTCGTGTAGCATCCCCTCCCAGAGAATAAACACAGAGGGGCACTACATATCAACCATGACCCACGACGCACTCATCAAAGAAATACTTCATCAGCTGATCGACCTCGGGTACTACCCGAACAATATGGTCGGATGGCAGCAGAAATTCGCCCCAATTATTTCGGAGCGCATGGGCAGAAAAGTAACCTACAAAACCATATCCCATGCCATGAGCGGCGCAAAAAACCGCCGCGGTCCCCATTACCAGAACATCCTGAACAACCTGTACGAAATATTAACCGATGGTGAAACGTGCCCTCGGCCTGGGATTATACACGATAACGCAGCGTAAGCAATAATAAATTGAGGGGATATGAGCAAGGAGCCTACCGAAAATCCGTATCCGTGCCGATCAGCATGGTTGAAATCCTCGATCATTTCTGCTGCCAGAACGACCTCAATCGCTCGCAGGTCATTAACCGCGCCATCCGTCTCTTTCTCGGAACCAAGATTGCCAAGGACCCGGCCTTTTGGGACAGAGAATATCAGAGACTGCAGGCAGAAGGCAAAATATAGAAATTATTTTTCTTTGAAAATATTACGTTTTCCAACCGCGTTCTCGATCGCGCGATTTCCGGGCCACTAAGAGCGGGTGCAAAATCAAAAAGCGCCGCCGTCAGGCCATCCGGATCGGCGATTCCGGAACCGGCAACGTCCTTCAGGACGACCCGGCAGCGGCAAGGCGATAGGGAAACGGTGCGGCATTCAACATGCTCTGCCACCCTCCAGGGTATGAGCCCACCCGGGCTGCCGCACCAAATATAAAGAGGGTCAACGCGGAAATGGGATATGGTCGGTTGGCGAAAATAAACGCTACTCCAATAACGATAGGGGGAGAATGGGACCTAAGATCGCGTTATCCATGACCTATAGGCATCGGCTCGACACCATTCATGCGGGTAACCAGTCCCGCACCGACTACCAGAATGTCACGGTGCATTGAGGGGCATCGCCACACGGACCCGTTAGGGAGTGGGATGTATCTACAAAAAGCGACCTGGACACCGTGACAAACGCGGCATGTGGCGCCCGGCCACGGTAACGGGCAATGTTGTGGTAAGGTCTGGGGGTAGGGTATCCTCTAAGAGGCGCCCCCAGATCAAATAACCGGTGACAGACATGCTGATTACGAAAACGGAAAGCGGATATCGGGCATACGACGGGGAAGCCGTTTTGGACTTTCCCTCGCTGGAAAAGCTGTTCCGGTACCTGCTGCGGTATTACGAGGGCCGCAGCCCGCTTTTTGCCGGTGATGACAGTTACGGCAGCGTCCGCATTTTCAGAAATCCCCCGGAAGTGTTTTCGGGGAGAAGGTAGGGCGATGGAAAAGAAATTCAGAACGATCAAGGGGATGGTTATTTCACAGGTCACAACGCGCAGTATTGCGGATCCGCAGGAACTCGAACTCGTTGAATACAATGTTTATACGACGGACGAGTGGAATATGGGTCGTGGATTTCGGACGCCGGAATTTGAGGGCTGTTCCCTCGCCGAAGCGATCTCCCAGGCAGAGAACTATTAAGGAATTAACAGCGGAGAGGGTAAACATGAAGGGACATTACGAACAAGTCGGGGCAAAGATCGGCGCCCTGGTTGACGAGAAAAACGCGGCTTACGGGGATTCGTTTCACCGCTCCGGAGAAGTCCTGGAAATTATCTATGGGCCGGTCATTCGGAAAGCACAGTTTAAGAATTTACTAACTATAGCCAGGATCGTCGACAAGCTCTTCCGGATTGCAAAGGACGAGCATGCCTTGGGAGAGAATCCCTATCAGGACATTGCTGGGTATGCCCTGCTGCAATGCCGTGACATCGATTTGGGGGAAGAAGATGATGAAAATTGAGGTAGCCTATCTTCTGAATGGACTGGAAGTGGTGGAAGTAATCGATCGGATTTGCTTCAGTAAAGAACAGGCTGGTTCTGCCGCGATTGATTACGCAAAAGCAAAAGGCAGTCGACATTTTCCATATTTTAAGGTGCTGGAAGAGGAGAATGCAGGATGAAAGCAGCCACGATTGAACTGGACCGGGTATATGCAGCCTCGCTTAAACGGATACAGGTTAGGTCTGCCTTTTTCCGCAATCTGGTCCGTTACGCCACCGTCACCCTGGCCTGTGTGTCCGTCCTGGTCATGGGCTCGGAAAGCCAGTGGTTTCCCTGGCCGAACCTGTCCGCCGGCGCGGTCCTTTTCTTTATCGCCTGGAGGGTGAACAGATGAACGCCAAGGACGAAAAATTCCCCAGCCGTGAATTCAACGACGAGGAGAAAAGCGCCCTGGCGACGATCCTGACCATCCTGAACCAGGAGACCATGGTTGAAATTCTTCATGATGGTTTGCTTCGGGAGGGTGATTCATGACCGGCCATGTGCGGACGGCCGTTGTCGTCGGTCTGCTCGTGTTCGTCATTTATCTGGCGTTTTTAACGTACACGCCGACCGATCCGGCCCCACGCCTGCCTGAGTATCGGGAAACGCCGGAAGAAAGGGCGATGGTTGAAAAGCGGATGCGCTATCACGGTCTGGATGGTCACTTTGTGGTGATGCGCGAGTCTCCGCGCGGATGGGAGTTCTACCGCGAAAGAGACGGGCAGTGGTGCAAATTATGAGCGTACCTGCCGCAACGGCCGAAGCGCTGCTCAATTCGCCGGATTACTTTACGTGTGACAAATATGCCTGCCGCATGTCGAAACAGACCTGCGTGGCCAATCAACGCCTTGCCGGGAATACGGGCAGAGTGCATTTCGATGCGCATCATGGCTGTGATTTCGCGGCGATCAATCGCAAGGCGTACTGTTTTGAATGCCGACAGGGGTCGGACATAAAGATGGAGATGGAGGCAGAAGCCATGGGGAAAAGAGGAACGTGTGGAAATTGCGGTCGCCCGGATGTCCTGCTTGTGCCGGGCATGAAGAACAATATTTGCTGGTCCTGCCAGAAATACGCCGCCGGTACAGCCGGAGACGAACGGATTAAAAAGCTGGCCGAAGCCGCTGAGAAATACGGGGGTAAAACAGGCGGCGAAGTGAAGAAAATATCGCCGGAAAACATCAATAAAATAAAGCAATGCGTTAAGAATCTGAGGGAGAAAACTGCAATGAAACAAGAATCCAATCCGCGCCCGGAAGAAGTGGGCGCTGTTAACGAACAGCCTGTATTGAGATCGATGCCCGCGGAGCTTGAATCCGCGCCCGGAGAGTCAATCGGCACTGCCTTCGGCTTTTTATGGGGCCTTCAAGAGGGTTGTGTCGCCGTTCATTTTTTCCCGGACGACAAGCAACTCTTTGAATATTTAAATGAGGTATGCAAGCGCGAACGCCGCACTCCGGATCAGCAGATCCTGCATATGCTGGACTGCCACCGTCAGGCGGATCTGGAAGCGGGCCTTGCCATACCGGAAGAGATCCTGAAAGCCAAAATGCAGCTCTACACGTAACCGGGGAATGCTAAAACAACCATGTTGACCGCCGAAGATTTGAGCAGAATTGAGAGCAGGCAGGAGCGGATCGAAGAGAAGCTCGACCGGCTTATGGCTGTATTCGGCCTGTCCGACGGTCAAAAAAAGCGTCTATCGCGTCCGGAGATGGACGATATCGTTCGCAGGGGCGTGCTCAGATTTCAGTCAAAGCAAAACAAAGCATTGAACGGCTCCCGATAAAAGTCTATAAAGAACAACTGACTACATTCGGGAGGTGAAAGGTATGGCAGTGAGGGTTGTTAAAGGAAAGCCTGGGTATTTCGATGTGATTATCTCGTGCGGTTATGAGCATATCATGTGTGACGGTAAGCAGACGCGTAAGCAGAAGCGATTCACCCAGCGCATTGAATGCGCCGATCCGCTGCAGGCCATCGAGATTGAAAAAGAGTTGACGCGGCAATTAGGGCGTGCGGGAAACATGGTCATGAATGTGAACGACATCGCATTGAAATATGTCCCCTGGGTCGATCAGCATCAGGCGGAAAGCACGGCAAGAAACAAAAAACGGATGCTGTTTTCGCATATCCTGCCCTATTTCGGCCGCATGATCCCCGACTATATCGAGGCCGCCACCATCGATCAATACAAGAAAAAACGACTTGAGGAAACGAAGCGGGGGAAGATCCACAGGGAAATAAACCTGGAGATCCTGTGCCTGAAATCCCTGATTGCCTGGGGAAGCGATCCGGGCCGCCGGTATTGCAACGAGCCGACCGGGAAATTGAAACCATTGCCCTATCGTCGCCCGATCCCGGAGGTGTTGTCCAGGGAAGAACTTGAAGCGTTACTTGAAAATATGGGCGAAAAGCACCGTATTTTATACCATTGTCTCTATCATACCGGATTGCGGTCGTCCGAGGCCAGGAATCTCCGGCCGGATGATGTGCATTTCAATCCGGATTTTCTTAGAGTTACGGGTAAAGGCGGGAAAACAAGGATTGTCTCCATGTCTGCCAGGCTGGCGCAGATGCTGAAATCTTGGCTTGAGAGTCATCCGGGCCTGACCGTATGCTTTCCTTCAAGGGTCAAGAGCAAGGGAACCGGAGTGCTGACGGATATCCGCCGGCCGTTATGGCGTGCCATGAAGCTGGCGGGCATAAGCAAGCGGGTGACGCCACACATGCTCCGTCACAGTTTCGCCACACATAACCTGGACGCTGGGGTCGATCTGAGAACCATCCAGGAGATGCTCGGCCATGAGGATGTAACGACAACGACGATCTATACGCACGTTTCTCTGGCGAACCAGCAGAGTGCGATCAATAAGACATTCGGGGAGTGAAATGCGTAAGCAGAAAGTAAGCAGACAAGCAGACAAAAAGGGGTTAAGCATAACGCCTAACCCCTTGATTTATGGTGAGCCCTGTCGGGATCGAACCGACAACCTACTGATTAAGAGCTATGTGTATGTTATTTATTGTTCAAGAATAACATACAATTATCTTGCCTGTTCGTCTGCTTACTTTTTTGCTATGCTCCGGGGGTGCTCATGGGCATAGCTCTTAAGCATCTCTCCGAAGCTGACCGCATCCGGATCGCCCGCGACCTCTTCAAGGTCACCCAGGTTGAAGAATCCAAGGGCGAATTGCACGGCCTCTGTCCGATCCACGGGGAGTCAAACCCGTCTTTTTCCTACAATTACCATACCGATCTGTACAACTGTTTTTCCTGCGGCGCCTCCGGAGACCTCCTTCGCCTGTGGTCCGAAGTTCATGGCCATGGGCAGAGGGAGGGCTTTAAGGCGTTTTGCGAGGAATTCGGCATTTCTCCTGGAGGGGAACAGAAAAGTCGAGCGCCGGCGGCGCAGGGGGCGGGAGGCGGCGGCCCGGAAATAAGTCATGAGAAGGCCGTCGAACAGATGCGGATCGCCTGGGAGAAATTCCCGAAGCTGCCCGAACCATGGCTGGAGCGTCTGGAAAAAGAACGCGGATGGTCGCGGGAGTGGATGGAGATCCTGGACCTTCGCCTGCAGACGTTCTATCTGAACAAGAAAGGCGGTCTGTCCCAGATCGACCTGCCTGAACGGATTGCCATACCGGTCATAGATGAGCGCGGCGAAATGGTTAACGTTCGCCTGTACGCTCCCGGTGCTAAGCAGCACAAGATCATTTCATGGGCGAAATCGACCGGGCAGGCGCGGCTGTTCCCTGCAAAGCCCATGTATGAACATGGCATGAAGAATGCGGC